CTTATCTTAAAGGGGTAACCTTATGGAACAAGAGGATTATCTGGCAAGCGACACACAAAGAATAGAAAACCTCGTCGATGATATCAGAACCTCTGGTAGTCCAGATGATATGTTTCTCGCCTTGATGGAAGTATTAACAACCAAAGAATTAGTACCACAAGTCGGTAGATACTACACATTCATATATCAAGCAAAAACACCGAGAATTGAATATGATGAATTTCCTTTGATTGCATGTATTGGTGTTTATAATTGGGGATTTAGAGGCCTTAACTATCATTGGTCAACCAGAGGAAATGCATTCCATAACTACACCTGGGATGAAGTAGGTAATAATGACTTACTTCTGGTCTATCCAAATGAATTACAAGATATGAGGTCTATACCTTATCAAAAATTCAGAATAAATAACTAAACTGGATGGACCTTATTTAATGGCCATAATCAAACAAAAAAGATCTTGGAATGGTATCTCAACCAGAATAGATGTCAATAATGATACTGGTGCTGTATACGTTTATTCTAGTGTCTCAACAATTGGCCCCTTTTCAACAGATGCTCTTCTTTTTAGAAGTGATGGAAATGGGAATGATTGGGTTGTTCAAAATCCTAATACAGTTGCACGTCTTTATAATCAGGCAAATGGTACTAGATCTAGTGCAGAAGAAATAGAGAAACTATTCTTAACTGAAGGAAATAAAGTATTTAATAATGATCGTGCAGCGGTTTTAAATAATCCAAAGAATTATAATAGTGTTCGAGATTCACTTGTAAAAAGACAACAATTATTTGATAAGAGAGTTCCAGGTGTTAGAGATCCGAGAACAGGTCTCACAATTAATTCTAAAGGAAATCCAACAAATCTTCCAGTGGGCCCAACCAGGTCACAGGTACCAGGAGCTTCTGGTGATCCATCCCCACCAAGTGCAGCAAATAACCAAGGACCAGGAACGGTCATTGGTTCAACTAATACAGGGGATCAGGTTCAGGTTATTGATAATAATGAACAAGGATCCACTGCAGTTGATGATTCAAACCAAAAAAATTCTACTAGAACTGAAAACACAACTAAACCACTAACTGAAAAAACATTACTTCGTTATCCATTGGCAAATCTAGATGGATTGGAAGAACTTGGTATTTCTTATGACTACATCAAGATTAGAGTTCTTGATTGGAAGAATGGTCTTGATAATGCATCTGAGGGTGTAACCAGAGTAACACAAAGATATAGTCAATCAAAGGCTTCTCTTGAAACTATTATCTTACCTATGGTTAACAATCTATCCTCCACAAATGGTGTGGGTTGGGGTGAAAACAATATGAATATTATTGAACTTAAAGGTTCCCAAATAATCCAACAGGGTCTTGAGCGTGTTGGACAAAATGGATTTTCTCTGAATGTAGCAAAAGAGGCTCTCAGTAATGCATTACAAGTAGCAAGAGGTGTTGTAGGAGGATTGATCAAAGAGAAAGGTGCAGTCGCAGCTGCCCTAGCAGGTTATGTTGTAGGAAATACTGGTTTCTTGACTAGAGGTGATGGTAAGGTCATCAATCCAAATATGGAACTTTTGTTCAATGGACCAAAACTAAGAACTTTTGGTTTTCAGTTTGATTTTGCACCAAGAAGTAGTAAGGAAGCAAAAATTGTTCGTGATATCATCAAAGTATTAAAAGCACGTTCATCACCATCACTAGGTTCTGCACGATTATTCTTAGAATCCCCCAAAGTTTTTGAATTGGAGTACATATATAATGGAGATGGTAGTGATGAGGCCAGCAAATCAACTCATCCATATTTGAATAAAATCAAACCTTGTGCTCTCACACAGATTGACGTTAATTATACGCCTAATAACAAATATATGACATACGCCGAAGATGGTTCTATGGTTGCTACATCTTTGACAATGTCATTCACTGAAATTGAGCCAATTTATGCTAATGATTATAGTTCAACTGGTCACCCTGCAGGATACTAAAGATGACAATTCCATACTTTAGATACGTTCCAAACTTTGAGTACGTTAATAGACTCAGAGAAAATAAAACTATATTAGAATATATTCAAGTCAAAAACCTCTTTAAAAGAGGTGTTATTCGTGAAGATATTTTTACAGACTTAACAAATTTTACAAAATATTCAATTGTAGGTGATGAGAGACCTGATAATATTGCAAATAAGGTATATGGGTCACAATATTATGATTGGGTCGTACTTCTTTCTAATAACGTAATCAATTATCAGAATGAGTGGCCAATGTCACAACAATCATTCCATAATTACCTTGATACAAAATATATTACAGAACAAAATTTATATTCAACCCATCATTATGAAACTAAGGAAGTGAAGGATAGTTATGGTTTTATCCTAGTTCCTGCAGGACTTGTAGTTGACAAAAACTTTTCGTATACCTTTTATGATGGTGGTCTTGGTACAGAGATAACAAAAACAAATATTACTACAGAAGTAACCAATTACGATTATGAAGTAAAAAAAGAAGATGAAAAAAGAAATATCTACCTTCTTAAAAAAGAATATCTGAGTATTATTACCAGAAATATAAAATCATCTTTACTTTATAAAGAAGGAAGTAGTCAATACGTCAATAAAAATTTAGTAAAGGGCGAGAATATAAGATTATTCCAACCCTGAAAAAAAGTAAAGGGGCCAATTTTTCCCAGGAAAAATTTAACCCCTATTTTTGAAACTAAAAGCCGATTTTGGTATCACATATCAGCCAATTTTGAAAAATATGACATAGCATCGTCTTCATCATCATTGGATGAGGAAGGAGTGATGTCAGGGTCGTTGAAACCACCAACCTTCTGATTGGACTCAACAATTTGTTGTTCCAGTTTCCTCAGTGCATCCTCTTCACTGACACGTTTCTGTTCAGTAGGAGCATAGTTGTCATACTCAGTCTCTTCAGCCTGAACAGCCTTGGTCTTTTTGTTACCAAGAACATAATCAAGACGCTTTTTCAGTTCATCATAGGACTTGAACTTATCAGGAGCAACCAGTTCAGCAAGAGAATACTCTTTGTTCCAGATTGCTTCAAGAGCATCATCGTCATCCAGGAGTGCAGAAGGTGCAGCAAACTCAGACTTATCGTAGTTCCAATAACCAGCAACCTTGGCAAGTTTCAGTTTGAAATTGGCACCTTGCCAGAAGTCAAAAGGATTGATAGGAGTCTCATCCTCATACTCAGGTTGCATTGCATCCATGATCTTGTCAAAGATCTTCTTACCGAACTTGTAGAGGAATACTTGACCTTCGTTCTGAGGGTTTGCAGGATCCTTTACAACATAAATGTTTGTGTAGAAAGACAGTTTACGTTTCTGTTTGCGAACAGTCTCTTTATCGGACTCATTTCCCGTGTTCCACAACTCACGGTTCAATTCACCAATAGGATCTTGTTGACCGATAGTAGTCAGAGAGTTCTCGATATACCAACCACCAGGACCCTGGAATGCGTGAGAAAATACCTTCACCCAAGGAAGATCTTCACCGTTAGGTGCAGGCAGGAAACGGATAACAGCATAACCATTACCAGACTTGTCCATCGTGGGTTTCCAGAGACGGTCGTCTGTTCCTCCACCTTGACCCTTATTCTCTTTCTCTACCTGTTGAATAAGTTTCTGTGTCAGGTTCCCCAGAGAGGAGTTTTTCTTAAGATTTGAAAATGACATGTGTTTCGTATTCTCCGTATTAGAAATGTGTGTATGTATAGTGTGTGTCTCCCAGACTGTTTAGGTCCGAGAAACCTACCCTCTTATTATAACAGAATAAGAGAGTAGTGTCTATGTGACGGTCAGTTTCCCAACTGTCCCTGGTATTTAGTTCTCCGTTTGTATTCCCTCCTCTGTTCTCGTTTCTCTTCCAATGTTCTAACGGGTCTAACCTTGTTATAACCCTCTACGATAGAGTTGAGTTCTGTTATCCAGTATTTCTCCCTCTCTACCATATCTTTCTCTTCTACCTTCTCTACGACCCCCCATACGAAGTTTTCTTTCCCGTATAGTTTCATATCATCGT